CAGTTCTTGACAATAGCACAATCAAGGGTTATTGTTTAGAGTATTGGGCTAGTTAATTACCTGCAACGGTATTAGTAGAGGCAGTCTCTATGACACAATTGGAAAAGGTTCGCGCAGCCTGAATGAGTTCAAATCTCAAATCTCAAATAGTCCACCAAAAAATAATAAGTAGAATAAAATGGCGAGGGTCTGGAAGCACGAAGAAAGCATCTTGAAAATGCCTGCACTGTTAAAGGTGTCTAGAGTTGGAATCTCTATCTCGCCGCCAAAAAACTATAAAATAAAAGACAAAATGAGAGTATTTCTTTTTCACTACAGTTATCATAAAGGTAAATGGTCTGGCCGTTCATCTTGGCCTATTCGAAGAATAATTGCGGAAGATTTAAAATCTGCTAAAGAAATTTTTGGAAATAAAAGACGAGGGGCCGGATTTAGACTTGATAAAATAGAGGATGTTACAGGCAAACCACATAACATTCCACAAAAGACAGTTTTTTAGAAAGATGAAGATTACATGGTCTGTAAGCATATGTAGTGATGCACGTCTTTGGTAAGGACGAGAAACGGTTGCGAGCACCGTACGGACATCAATAGGATAGTGTGGCGAAATGGCAAACGCGGGGATCGTGTAGAGATGCTGAATAAATAAACCGAAAGGTTCGGTACCCCAGGTCAAAGAATTAACTATGGCTGTATAGAAATATATGGAAGACGAAAGTCCCTTACAGGTTCGAGTCCTGTTATTATCCTATAATTATTTTATGAAAACAGATAATCCAACATCAGCATTAGTGTATACTCTTGCAAATGAGAGGAAGGAACTATATCAAATATTAATAGATATGGTTTCCGATTACGGACAACGGCGTACTAAATTAATTAATAGTCGAATAAAAGAGATAGATTTGGAATTTAAATCATTAATAAAATATGAGTGATTATTCAAATACACACTGGATGAAAGATTCCGTCAAAAGAGATTTTTTCGATGGTTCGGAATGTTTCCCTAAAAAGATGCCTGATATTCTACTTCCACCAAAGGATTATGAACCTTTGACAGTGAGTATAGAAAGTACTGAAATCGGTGAGATTATTCGAAATATCCAAATAGGCATCGATAATACAACTGAACTGTTATTTGAACATGATGCTAAACAAGGTAGAAATACCCCCAAGGGTAAATGGTGGGCAGAACTTCTTGAAAATCATATAATTGATATGAGAGTATGTTTGCAGAAGTTACGGAAACATGGGGATGTAGTAGACAGGATTAAACTTATCGAGAAGGCTTGTAAAGAAACTCATTATCCCTGAAATATCTCGTTGACAACAAACAATAACTGCGTTAATATTAACCCATGAAAAAACTACTGCATTATACATTCAACGATTTGGAAAAAGATTACAATGTGGATTATTCTAATTGGCATGGTTTAGCCTTTTGTGGAGGACTCTTGTTTGTTGGGGTTATGTCTATCGTAGGACTTATTCTTGGTGCATTAATGTATTCATAAAATTGGATTAGACGCGAATGTTGGTTTTTCGCAGGAATTTGAATAAGTAATTTGATGGAATGTAAATTTTGTCAAAGAACTATTAATAACGCAGGGTCTATGAAAGCACATGAAATGTCGTGTGATCAAAATCCTGATAAAATCAAACATAAAACTGGACTTCCGAAAGGATATAAGCATATTATTCCGTCATGTAGGAAAGGTAAGACGTATGATGAAATCTACGGAGTTGAGTTAGCAGAAAATATGAGGAATAAGATGCGAGAATCTTTAGTCGAAAGAGGTTCGATGTGGGGTAGGATGACTGAATTAGAAAAGATTAAATTTAAGAGCGATAGAAAATTTGATATGCTTAGACGTTACGAGAACGGTTGGGTATCTACTGCCGGAAGATGTAAAAAGATTACATTGTATAATACATCAAAGCAGTGCGATATATCAGTAGATGGAACTTGGGAAGTTGAAGTTGTAAAAGCATTGAACAATTCTGATTTAATATGGGATCGAAATACTAGAAGGTTTCCTTATACAAATGAGGTCGGAATCGACAGTCATTATACGCCTGATTTTTACATAGAGACTTTAGGATGTTATGTAGAAGTTAAAGGGTATGAAACAGAAAAAGATAGATGTAAATGGAAAAGTTTTCCTCATAAACTTTATGTATTACGAAAAGGTGATATTTTAAAGTTAAAAGACGGGTTGACATTTTCAGAAGTGTATGATACCTTGGTGAAGAATTTTAATGGATAGTAAACTACAAAGGCAGTAGACCTCCCTGCTAAGGAGTGTGATCTTGGTCAATCCAAGGTTGGATTTCGAATATTCTGCTATCCGCCAAAATGCTCCTGTAGCTGAGTGGCCTAGCAGCGACCCGATAAGTCGCAGACGTTGGTTCGATACCAACCTAGAGTACCAAATTTAATTTAGGTGATTTAGTATAAGGGACATTACGCGGCAATATATAGTCAGTCCGAAATAAGGAGTTCGAGCCTCTTTAATCACTGTTTAATTTTAAAAATTATGATTTATTTATTTTATTATATTCTCAGTGTTGTTCTGGCTCTTTTTATCGGAAAATATTGGAACAAAGTGTTTAAATTTTTTAATTTTCATACATTTGCCATATCTGATCCGCCAATAATATTTTGCATTATACCCTGGACAAATATATTTGTAATAGCAGTGTTCATAGTAGGGATTTTATTAGCCATTATATATACTTTTTGTCTTTATTTTAAAGACAAGACATTTATAAAGATGATAACAAATTGGTACTATAATAAACAGAAGCGTCTTGACACTTGATGATACTGATGATATAGTAGTGGATTATGAAAGAGTATGTTAATATGAAAGAATATTTTAATCTAACCGAAGAAGATGCAAGAGATTTGGCAAAGTCAAAAGGCTTTCGAGCACGGGTGCTAGAGCGAGACGATGAAAAATTTTTCGTAACTATGGATGCCCGTTCCGACCGAGTAAATTTTGTTATTAAAGATGGTAAAGTAGTATCTGCGAATATTCGATAGTTTTAAGATAAGTAAAGTAAATATGCGTTAACGGCTACGATTGGTGGTGTAGCGGGAGTCTGTATTCGTAAAATGAAAATATGTGAAGAATGTGGTCTAGAATTTATTCCAAAAACAAATTGGGATAAATCATATAAAAGATTTTGTAATTTATCGTGCGCAGCGAAGGCGAGTAATAGAAAAAGACCTGTTCATTCGGAGGAACACAATAAAAAGATAGCAGATGCTATTAGCCTAAAGCACGAAAGAGGGGATTATAAAAACGTTGTTCGCAAGAAATATAACAATCTGTTATCAACAGACGAAAGATCGAAAAGGGTTGGTGGAGGAACGAAAAATAAATTTAAAGCCGATACAGCGACATCTTTACTAGAATTCTCCAAGAGAACAGTCTCTAAAATCTTAAAAAGATTAAACATAGGATGTTCGATTTGTTCATGGAATGAATCAACGTGCGACATTCACCACATCAACGGTCGAAAAATACCCGACCCGCACAACCACACAAATTTAACTTTATTATGTCCAAACTGTCATAGACTAGTACACACTAATAAGATTTTAAAATCTGATCTGAAAAATTTATATGATATTTTAGGAGATAGATGGAAAGATTACTATTATGGTTGACAGAACTATAAGTATATGATATTGTATCAAAAGGGATAATCCCCGCACGGTAGACTGTAAATCTATTGCCATTAATAAGTGCGGCGGCGGCAACTAGTTCAACTCTAGGTTGTCCCACCAAATTTTAAAAGGAAGGTAAACTAGTTGACTGAGTAGCTTGTTTGGAAAACAAGTACACCGCAAGGTGTCTAGAGTTTGAATCCCTCCGTTTCTGCCATTTAAATGTCTCTTTGGTGAAATGGATATCACACAACACTACGAATTTTGAATTCTAGGTTCGAATCCTAGATGAGGCACCAATATGGAAGATGATTAAATTAAATGTCTCTTTAGTGAAATGGAACATCACGCAAAGCTTCGAACTTTGAATTGTATAAGGGTTCAATTCCCACAGGAGATACCAATTAAAAATATATCAGATGATAGATAACTTCCAAGCTCATAGATGCTGTGAGACGCATTGCTGCAAGGTTTGTGGCTGTAAATACGGTTATGACGATTGTCCTGTAACGAATAATCTAGTAGAACCGAAATATAAATGTTGGGATTGTGAACAAACAGATTATCATGGATGCGGCGAGTATATAAGAAAAATCGAAAAGCTGGAACAATTGATCATAGATATAACAAAATTAACAAGTATATGATGATAACGGAAAAAGAAGCCCAAGAACTTCTCAAAGAAGGTAAAATTAAACAGTTGAATAGTTTATATTATTATCCAAATATAGAAAATCATACAGATGTAAAAACTGTAATGAGATTAAATGGTTTGGAGTTTGCATTCTCCGAGTGGTGGGAATTCTATCACGATATCTCACTTCTTATAAAAGAAAAAACAGGAGAAAATAAAATTGTTCCCTTGATTACCTATGAAACCTGTGTAAGTTGTGGATTATGAACGATGGCTCGGAAAACATCATGAATAACGAAATATATAAATATCTATCCAGACCAACACGACCCAAATCGAATAAATCTATAGACTATACAATAGCTACTCCCGAAGAAATGACTGATTTTTTTAGAAAACCTAAAGACGATCATTGGCCGAAAGTTGGTGATAAAGTAAAGTTCTTAACTGCCGAAGGAATGTTTTATCCTCATTTTACTAATATTATTGCAAATGCAAAAGAGAAACTTCATACAGGAGGAATTTATATTGTTAAGAAATGTGAAGTATATTCCTCTTGGTGTGCAGTATGGCTGGACGAATTAGGAGAAGATGGATATTGCCACCTCAGTATGTTTGAATATCCAGTAAAAGATTAAAATATGAAAATAAAATTTGAAAAGGGTTTAAAAAATATTCCAGAAGGTTTTGAACTTCCTATAATTCCAAATGCAATAACATATGTAGTAGGTTTAAATGGTTCTGGTAAAACCGTCACATTTTCCACATTAGTTAATTTTCTAAATAAAAAGTTAAAGAAAAAGGGAAACTGGATGACTCCTCCACCAGACTATATGATGAAGGGATTTTCATTTGAAGGTTTTGATGATATAACTGATGTTTGGCATTACACTGCTAAAACTCGGCAAAGTATGTGGGTAGACTTAGACCTAACTATGGAGTCAGCGGCAGGAATTGGCTCATTGCATTCGTCAGAAGGGATTAATTGTCAGGCGGAGATAGTAGCAATGGCAAAAAAGAAAAACGAAGAAAAGACTCTTTTTATATTTGATGAGATTGATGGAAATTTAGATGTTCGTGCCAAGCACATTTTTTTCGATCATGTATTACCAACAATTAAAGGAACATCAATTGTCATGAGTCATGATCCTTGGTTTTTGATTGATAAGCAGGTATTTGATTTTTCGTCAGGAACTTATATGTTATATCAAGAATATATGAGAAAATACACAAAATTAAGCTTTACAAAAGAATAATGTTGGTGTATACTATAAGTAGTTAAAGAAATGGTGTTATGGTATAATGGTTATTACCTTGGTTTGTCAGGCCAATGAAACGAGTTCGATTCTCGTTAACACCGCCAGAAAATGCCCCTATGACGTAATCGGCAACCGTACAGGTCTTAGAATCCTGGTTTGTAAGTTCAAATCTTACTGGGGGTACCAAAGTATAAGTAATATATAAGCCCTCGTAGGAGAACTGGTATATCCGGCAGTCTTAAAAACTGTGACATAATTACGAGTTCGAATCTCGTCGAGGGCACCAAATTTTTAAAAGCCTATATACCCCAATCGGCAGAGGGGAATGTCTCAAAAACATTTTGTTCAGAGTTCGAATCTCTGTATAGGTACCAAATTTATGAAACATGCCCGATTAACTCAATGATAGAGTGTCGCATTTACATTGCGAAAGTTACAGGTTTGAGTCCTGTATTGGGTACCACTGCTTTATGAGATTTTCTGAATAAACTCTGTTATATATGACTCGTTTATCATATTATCCGAAAGAATGAATATCTTGACATTATTATATTCGGCACAACTTTCAATCTTTTTACTATCAGTCTTGATTAAGAAATCATTTTTAGGATCAAGATACACATTATAAATGGGTAGGTAAAAATCTGGATAATATCGTCTTTTATTTGTGGTTTTATCTAGATACCACAGATAAGAAGGGCGTGTCCATAATATATTCATATTATTTAAGATGGTCGCCAGACGAACTTCAAATGAACTTTCTAAATAAGCAGAATCTCCTATAATATTATTGAAGTATGTTCTATGTGTCCGTTTTTGCCCTCCGCAGTTAGGATTTTCACGCGACTTTTTTGTACAAATAGCAGTCCGACATATTGAACTACATGTTTTTGCATTGGAATTGTAATTACAATAGAAATTTTTGTTACACATAATACATTGTTTCTGAATTGTTGTATTTTTCTTGAGCACAATACCATCGGCATCATAATGCTCTCTTAAACTTTGTTTTATTTTTTGTTTTGTTTCTTCGGATAAGGTTTTGCCATTATTATTTTCGTTGGCACATACTCTTCCACAATATACCCCGTTTTCTAAAAGTTGCTCGTATGACAAGCTTTTACCACATTTGATACATAACTTAGGGGATTTTTTATATTCTTCTATTCGTTTAATTTTATTTTGTCGAGCCACTTCATTGCCTATAACACTCATTGCTTGTAAGCAATCTTTATATATTGTTTTTTGTTTCTCACATTTTGTAGGAAATCCTGGATATTCTTTATGAAATTCCTCCATCGAAGAAAACCCAAAATTTTTAATATTTTGGCACGATAACCGCTTACATTCATATCCGTTTATAGGAGATACTAATTTATCATAGAAAATATATTTATCAAACCACATATACATACTTATAGTTGCATCCCGCAATATCATACCATTTTAACTTTAAAGTGAAAATGACTTGCATGTTTGTTGATGTGTTGTATCGTACTCTACTATAAGTAAAATAAATGGCGGCTGACGTGGCTAGTGAAACGGAGAATCTGCAAAATTCTTATTAAAAAGCAGGGTGCGATCCCCTGAGCCGCCTCATACATAGTTAAATGAAATTAGAATTAGAAGGAAGCGATGATCTTTTGTCACCAATATTGGTAATGATGGCATTCATCCAAAAGAGTATAAATACCAAAACACCAATTAAATTGGATATTACTGTTGATTCTCAAGAAGAATTTGGTATCTCATACAGAGATGGACGGGAACGTGAGAATGTAATTGATATGCAATTATATAAAAATGTTGATTTGACAAATAAATTGTATAAGTTTCATTTATGAAAACAGCATGTGTCGAAGTTAAGGCATTAGTAACAAAAATTCTTCCAAATGGATTTTTTAAAGTTACATTGGAAAAGGTCGATGCCGAAGTTTTGGCATATCTATCAGGGAAGATGACAAAGAATAGAATCAAGCCAGAAGTTGGCGATAAGGTATTACTAGAAATGTCTCCGACAGATTATACAAAAGGCAGAATTGTTCGTAGATTTTAGTTGAAGCGGTTTGGCCGATATGTTAAGTTTAAAGCCTTATGGAAACAGAAAATACAGAAATTAAAAATCAAAAACTCCCACGTCGTTTTCGCAACAAACTTGTGAGAGCACTGCGTAGTGGAAGATATACACAAACCAACGGCAGAATGCGTGATCCACAGGATGATGCATATGACGTTTTAGGCGTTGCATACCGTATTGCAGGCGTGAATAAGGGTTCTATCACAAAGATGGCAGGAGCACCATCAGGAAAGCAATACAACTTCCTTCCAAAGGTCTTGACCTTTGAAGATTCCGCAGTAACCGAGAATCTCATGAAATTGAATGATAAGGGAATGTCTTTCCGCTGGATTGCCAGCCATCTCGAAAATTGTATGTAATAATTTTTAGGGCAATCTACCCTAAATCTGAGAAACTGTGATGAGTTTCTCCATCGTATTTATCGGCTATTTGGTTTTTACTGAATAGCCGATAAGTATTTTTATGTTAGACCTTAAACAATATCTTTTACTTAGAGAACGTGCATATTTCGTCGATCTTGCCACATTATCAGAAGACGTAATTAATCAATTACAAGAAAAACTTGCAAAGAAGAAATCAATACGTTCTGGTGATACTATTACAGTATCCATTGGTGATATGTATGATTTAGATATTAAATTATATAAAGGACGTTCTCATGCAGCAAGAGCAGAGATGCAACAAAATCCGACTGATAATGAATCCGGTGCCTCTGCAATGTATTTCCCCGAAACCGCAGAATCTAATGGACGTATTGAAATCTATGTAAATGCATCTAAGAAAGACCAGGACTACTATAAAGAAAGAAAATTCGAAGATTTCATCAACAAAAGTCTTCCTAAATATATTAAAGACATGCTTCGTCATGAAATTGCTCATGCATATGAGGATATTGTACAGGATGTTGGTCGATTTAAAAATAACCGTCCAACGTCGCAAGACGAATATATAAATTCGGACGATGAGGTTAATGCACATTTCATGGGCTGGTTGCCGGGGGAAATACAAAATAACCAAATGGTCCAATATCATTTGATGCAAGCACATAATGCAGAAGATGAGACGCAAAAACAAACAGCTATCAACCGTGCCGTTAAAGCGGTTCTTAATAAATTACCACAAGAACATTGGATGGGCCAAGTATCTGATGCAACAAAGAAATGGATATTAAAAACAACTTATACATATATGACAGATATGGTTGACTTAGCTGGTGAATAGTGTATGATATGGAATGAGATTCATTCCTCAAATTCTGAAATTAGCAAACAACAAAGTAACCGTTGCATGTAGTGGCGGGGTTGATAGCCTTGCTATTGCGGCATTTCTTAAAATGAAATGCCCTAAGATCAATGTTAATTGTTTTCATTTCAATCATAAACTGCGTCCACAGAACGATCTCATGGAAAAAGCAGTTGTTGATTTCTGTATTGATTTTAATATTGGTCTTGTTTGGCGGGAAAGGAGATTAGATACTTCTGAACATTTTCATACCACAGAGGCGGAATTACGAACATTGCGTTATAAAGCAATGGCTGGAATGGGACACGTTATCACAGGTCATCACATCGACGATGCATGTGAAAATTACATGTATAATTGTTTAAACGGAGTACCGGAATACCTCCCAGTCCCCCTTGTTACCGAATATAAAGATTTCGGTCTTACTATTATTCGCCCATTTATTCTAAATGAAAAGGAAGAGTTTCGGGCTTTTGTCAAAGAACATGATTTGGAGAAATATGTTGTAGAAGATGAAACCAATACTGATGAAACATATCGTCGAAACTGGTTACGAAATAATCTAATTCCACAAATCGAAGATAAAGGATATAATTTAAAAACAATTGTTCGTAAAAGATATGAGAAACATATTAGAGAAAACTACTAAAATTAATTTTAATAGTTTTAACTAAACCTCTCTTATGACATTTCTTATAAAGAGGCTTGTTTTTGGAAAATTCTTTATAAGAAGAGAATTTCTTTGCAATAAAATTTATTAATTCAAAATCGGAAAATGCGGACCAATGGTATTTGTTATGGGTAAATTTAGGGAATATATCTCTTATAGTATCCAATATTTTTCTTCTGTTTTGATTATTGATAAGCTTTTTAAAAAGTTTTGATCTGATAAAATCGGCATACGACGTAAATTCTGTAGTTGCTTTTTGGATAAATTCCTCATCCGTATATTTATTATAATCTCTGATAATAGGAAGATCATTTAACAAGTATAATAAATCATTATAGCGTAAAATGTTCCAGCTATTTTTGTGTTTCACCTTAAATTCGGTAAGACTTGAACACTCTTTTATAGAAGATTTAATATCGTCCAGAGAGGTTAAATGTTTATAAACATCTTCGATAGAAATATCTAAAGAATTAATGTCTAATGGGTGATATAATATATTACAATAATTGTTTATTTTATCAATGTTTTGAATGAACCACTGTTTTATATAAACTATTATATCCTTAGTATGTTCAATACCCTCTCGGGATTCATTTATAACCAGTAGCAGAATACCATTTTCGGCACACTTGATTTTCTTTACGGTATCTTTATTCATGGTATGTTCCTTTTTATGAAAATACCACCCATTATATTCAAACGCTATTTTCAATGTTGGAAAATATATATCCAGTTCTGCCCTATAACAAGGAATAGCATCTCGACAATTTTCGATAAATGGATGTGGATGTAGTAATTTTTGTGCTATTAATTTGGTTATTTCTTCGCCCCTGGATGAATTGCTTTTAATAAAATGGGAGCAATACAAGTTGAATGGTATATCATTATTTTTAATATAATTGAATATTGTCGGAAATTTATCTTGTAATTCTTTTCTAGAACGAACACTGTTACATGTGTCCTGTATATATTCGGTTGAATAATATAATTTTTGATCTTGGCGATGGTTCTTTTGTCTTTCGTTGCAGCCAGATTTATACACCACTACATATCTAACAGTTCTTATAAATTCTGTATTATAATCCTTATCAATAAATGTTGCAGATTTATGAAATCCTTGATAGGTTTCATCCTTAATATCTATATAATCGGGTAGCAATACTTTAACATCTTCCAATGTTTTAGGCCATGATTTTCTCATCACATACTATAAAACTAAGAAGAAGTAAAATCAATATAATTTATCTTTGGGGAAGATTTAGTGGAGGACATGTCGAACCTGATCCAGCCAAAATCTTCGCCTCATAAGACGCGAATACATTGTCAATTTCGGCCTGTGCCCCGGCATTAGAGTCTAGTACTCCAGTTTCGTATGCATGAGCGATTCTCCAGTATTGATATTGAAATGCTGCCGTGAATTCGGTTAAATCGTTGCCTGTAATATCGTACGCAATCTCGCCGACACTCTGAGGATACACTCCATGTAATCTATATACTCGCATAATATCACAATTAGGGGCTAACACAGCCAAGTCTATAGTGGTATTATCACATGCTGATCCCTTTCCACAGGAAGTTTCATCACTGATGGTTTCAAAGCTCCATCTTTCCAATGCATTTCGAACCAAGTAATCGGATGGCGTTCTGAAAACTATAGAAATTGGGTTTGGCGTATATTTTGCCATACCAGGAACATTGATAGGAAACCCTTGATATGGAACTTCGATATTTGTAATTTCTCGACCAGGAATAGTTAATGTCTTAGCATAAACGTGTCCACCCATTCCAGCAGGTTTTTCGATAATTTCTCTATACACATAATCAGGAACATTATTCATGTTCAAAATTCTAATCTGCCATGATCTCGAAAAATCGTGTTGCTGAAATACTTCTCTTGCGTTTTTGATACTGCCTAGTGCCATGTAATTATTTATCATCAAAAACATTTTTTACAGAAACAAAAAATCCCAGGTTTTCACCTGGGATTTTTAAGATTTTTTTGTTCATCCACTCTCGTAGATCGACTATATTATGCCAATCATAGCATCTATCCAATTTTAAATAAGCATCATAAGCAGCATCATATGTTTCATAACATCCTTGCCAGTCATACGTACCATTTGCAGGATAGTAGTCATCCCCAGCTATTAATAGAAAATATTTCTTCATGCTAAAAATTCGTATGTTAGTTCTTCTGTATTTTTTGATTCTTCTGTTCCACCTCGTAGAGAATATTTAAAAGGTATTCCGCCCATCTGCTCAACGCAGGTTTTTATATCACCGCTTACATTATTAATATAAGTTAGTAAATCTCCGTGTGAAATATCCTTTTCTTCTACCACCATTCCTGTTAATTGACTAGTTGTATTGATAAATTTCAATGCATTACATAATGCTACCCATTTTGCCTCCTCCTCTAAGGACATTTCTGATGCGGGTTTAATTTTATATTTATCTGATAACTTCGATCCGATTTTTTCTTTGTTCATATATTTTTAGATTTATTGTTCCCACAAACGGGAAATCTTTTATTTGGACACCTTTGGCGAGGTTGTCACGGGAAAGAAGTATATTAAAAGATACTATTTTAGACTCCTTTAATTTTCCTGTCACAATACTTTGTAATACTGTCAGGTCTTGCTGAGTCTTAAACGACCCGTTGAATGCATCAAACATATCTTTCAGGTCTTTAGAAAGATTTTGTAAAAGTTCTCCATGTGTTATCCAGAATTCTACTGGATTATTCTTAGATTTCATTTCACAAGGTTTGCACATATATTCATCTGCAATCTTTTCATCTGACCCATGAATATCATATAAAAGTTGATATTGATCTGGATTAAGAATTTTCAAGTCGTTGCAGTATGCACACGTAACCTCTCGATTGGTTCGTGTCAAACGTTCTTTAGTATCAAGAATTTTCTTAGGTTCTTTTTTTGGTTTTTCCGGTTTTTTAATTTCCGGCAAGATGAATGTGTTTATATTTTCCATTTAAATTAATTTTGTAGATCGTGGCAAGTCCAAGGTTCATGATCATCGTATTCCTTTTGATGGGAGTATATCGGATCATGCACTCTAAACATATCGTTCTCTAAACAATATGGTTGAAGTGGATTATTCGGTTTCAGCCATGACGGAGGATTAACAGGATAATCCCATCCTGGGTTGTATGGATATACCGGTCTTAGAGGATTTTTCGGTGGAATATATTCATTATTCTTTTTGGCCTCTTCGAGAATCAGTGATAAATCTTTATAGTTTTTCGGTTCCTCGGGTTTTATAGGTTCAAACACAAAAATAAGTCTAAAGTTGACATCCGTATAACTATCAAGCCCTAACCATTGTGAATCTTTATCGCTATCGTATTTAAATTTTATAATATTATTAGTCTCTTCGAAATCTATAATATATAATTCTTTGATAAGCCGTGTGTTATTTGGCCGGTTGTATACCTCAACTACGCATGTTTTTCCTACGAGCTTAGACCAATCCACAGTATCATTGTCGGGTTTATAATATTCTTTTGCTAATTTCTTAATAGTTTTCATCATTTAATATTCCTTCTGTCATGCCTATCAACATAGGCAACAAAAATTTGTTCTCAACATTATCATGTTTAAGTATTTCTGCAAGATGTGTTTTTATAATATATAAAGATTTTTCTACTTGTTCTAAGTCTTTAGTCGGAAAGTTCTTTTTCAGTGCTCCGACATATAATGTTGAGAATTTCTCGAAAAACGAGACACTATCTTGGACATTTATACTTGTTTTAAAGGTTATCTTGGATAGATTATAGAATCGGATAAAATCCATATCTTCGAAATTATTCATGAATAATTGAAGACTCTGGTGAAATTCCTCTTTTGATGTGGTTGGAATTTTTTCTAGTTTTTCCGGCATTATTGTCTGGGATTTTCCAGGGATATACATATCCATACGCTTAGTCGGATCATAATCCATATCAGGCTTAATTAAACTCATAGAAAATTTGTATCACCAATAGGTTCGGTAATAGCGGCAGTCATAAATTCTACATGAATACCGTTGTCCTTTCCACAGTTGGTGCATTTAAATTCTGTATCAACTAGATTAACTTCGACTTTGTTGTTGTGTCCACAATGGGCACAGTTAAGTCCGATTCGATATTCCTTAAATGGTTTACTTGCATATTCTTTTGCATATGCAAGTAAATTAGCTGTTTCATAATATTTCGACCATAGAAAGGGAATTACTAATTGTGCTGTTGAGAAGAAAAAGAAACTTTTCCAGAACGAGAGTGCAAGAAATAGTTCGACCCCTAATGATAGACCCCCACTTATTGTAGCGGTTATCAATAAAGATAAACATATATATAGAATCTTTTTACTTGTTTTCATTATTTCTTTTGGGGAGCCGATTCGATGATTCTGGTTATGCCATGTTTGAGGTATGTTCCACATCTCTGGCAGCGCCAATCACATTCCATAACTAATGAACCATCTGATTTTCTCACTGGAGTCTCACGGCCCATTGTAGGATTTTGACATGATCGACATGTAATAGGGGTATTTTGTAGCAATTGCATATATATGTTTTATTTACATACAAATTTGTAAAAGTAAATCACTATTATCATAATCAGGATTAAACAATCTATTCCATTCACCAAAATTCTTTAAAAACTGAATCATTTCAAGATTTTCAAATAGTTCATGAAGCTTATCAGAATTGAACTCAGTATTAAAGTTGCGTGCCTGATCTTTATAAAATTCATACTCCTCTGGTTGTTCCGATTCTGTGCGACTCAAATCCATGACACGTTTATTGAGATCAATTTTAGCAAAAATTTCTTGTGGATATTTATCCAAAGGGTCTTCGTCGCCCATTTCGTGGTCATCGTATATTTCTTGTGCAAGAATTTTAGATTTAACTGGACCATAACCAGATATACCTTCGATATTATCTGATTTGTCTCCTAAAATAGCTTTGTATAGAATAAACAATTCAGGCTTGACAGTTACAACCTCTTCGAAATTTTCCAATGTTACAATAACATCTTTCGTAGGAAGATATAGATGAACATCGTCGGTGATAAGCTGGAGAAGATCATTATCAGATGACACAATAATGGTGCTTTTTAGATAACCTATGGATAAAAATCGAATAACATCATCCGCTTCCATGTTGACAGGATAGATCGTTTTAACTCCGAGTGCATCCATAAATTCTTGAATATATGGAATAGTCTCAAACAGTTCATGCATTGCATCACTTTCAATTCTCTGTTCTTTATATGGAACAAGAGTTTTTCTAAAATTCGGTTTGGTCGAGTTTAGTTTTTTATCCCATGTTAGATATATTTCTTTAGGACGGAACTTGCCAACAACCGATTTTATCATATTCATAAACTGATGAATAGGCGTTGCATTTATTCCGTTAATATATTTGTTGGGTCTTTTTGTAAAGAAAGCCCGAAATAGAAAGTTGTTACCATCTATAATAAGTTTGTCATATTGCATGAGATAGTATAAGCGTCAAGGAGCCATAGTCAAATCATTTATCATATGTCTTTTTGTACTCTTTCCATACGAACTTAGGAACAATATCTACAAATTCTATTATGTCGTAATTAAGCAGGCGCTCAAATTCGGTCTTCTTCATTGAAAATCGCTCTATCTTACCTATATGAAGTTTTACACCCGATACATCAGTATCTATTCCTAGAACAACAAGCCCAAGACCTTTTTCCAATCCCTTTATATATGCATAGAATCCATATTTTTCAATTTTTGATGTTTTAATTGACATGTTAAGATTTTAGCTTATCATACATTATGAACAATTTCAAATTCCGTGTATGGGACACGAAGCTTTTAAAATTTATTCCCTGGAACTGTTTTATAAATTTTGACGATCCTGAGTACATCATACACCAGTGGACGGGAATGGTTGACCAAAATAAAAAAGATATTTATAAAGGAGATATAATTGAGACACAAACGCTGTGCCATAAGAACCAGATTATAGATATTATCGACTTTAGTAATAATGGGGCTTTTGTTTTAAGAGAAAGCGGGTATAGTTTCTATGACCAGATTAGACCTCTTAGAATTATCGGAAATATATTTGAAAATCCTGAACTAATTGAAAAATATGACCTCTTTGATGACGGACTTTAAAGCATTTGAACGCAATTTGATTTGTGCCAGCGATTCATCTCGAAGTGGAAAATATACAGTATTCACATATGAGAACACTCCGACTGTTACTGCATATCACGAAGATAAAAAGAAGGAATATTATATGTCAGTCGAAGAGTTTAAGAAATTATACACTAAAGCGTGATTTTTCTTTTTGTTACAGAACATCCTTGAATTAGATTAGGCACTCCACTATAATACTACATGGCAAATCTTATAAGCTCTAATCGTATTAACATCACAGTCGGGTATCAAACATTCGCAATTCCTGCCGATAAAGTGGGTCAAGTGATAAATCTTCTGTCAACTCTACAAGGTATTCAGGTCAACGAACAAAATCCTTCACCTATTTTACAATATAATGGTCAATCCCTCATTAACGGCTAATCTTACATCTTTCGAGGATGTAAAAACTCTTGCGAAAGATTGTATTGAAATTGCGAAAAAATGCAGTCCGCAAGAATTAAAATCATTAAATGCATTGTGGACGGCATTAGAGACATTGGAAACGGATATTGCAATGTTTGCAGTTCATACCCAAGACGGTAAACCATTTAGAATCGGAGATTACACTTATGTTAGATACAATAAAGAAACATTATAAAGAAATAGCAAAATGCATGGTATATCTAGGGATATACATATCCTTTGGTGCGCAAGGCGTACTGATAGTTGGCGGAGTCCATCTATTCATATGGGGAACCCTGAATGCTAAATGTTATTGATATGTACTGGAATCTTACAAAAGAAGGAATACCATATCTACAAATTGATAGCATTCCTTTAATTGCTCCGCCATCACCACCGATGAGCGATGAACATAAAAGAGTGTTTAAAGAATTTTTCCAACAGATAAAAGGTAAAGTCGAAATCGTTGGAGGCGTTCCATTCACACTTAAAATAAAAAAATAATGACAATTAATCAAGTATGGACTATGAAATATAGTCCGAAAACAATAGAAGATGTTCTTTTAAATGAGGAAGATAAAAACTTTTTCCTAAATTTAAAAGAAATACCTAATAATCTCCTTTTTACAGGAAGTCCAGGCACGGGAAAAAGCTCAATGGCAAAAATTCTTGCTGATAAGTTTTCCCCGCATTCTTATATGATCATCAATGCATCCGAACAGGGTACCATTGATGTATTAAGAGAGAAAATTCAAGGATATATCGAAATTGCAAGCATCGATGATAATCCTAAAGTGGTCATCCTCAACGAAGTAGATGGAGCAAGCACAGTTTTTCAACAAGCATTGCGAGTGACTTTGGAAGAATATCTAGATCAAGTTAAATTTATTCTAACTGGCAATTATCGTTCCAAGATCATCGAAGCTATTAGGTCGAGATGCCAAGAATTTACATTCACCGTTACCGAAAAAGAAATCCTTGAGAGGGTAGTTACTATTTTAAAATCAGAAGGTATTAAAGTAGAGAAAGAACAAGTTTTAAATATTCGTCTTTTGGTTAAAACCTATTTTCCTGATATTCGAAAAACTATTAATGAATTGCAGAGAAATTGTTCTACTGGTGCATTTATCTATAAGATCAAGACTGATACAGGCGTTGCAGAATCCGTCAAAACGAAACTAAAAGCAAAGGAAGATGCATTTGAAATTAGAAAGTTTGTTATTTCTAACTCCGATAAATTCGGCAACGATTATCATCAATTGATGAAATCTCTATTTGACTTATATGTAAAGGAGTGTAATACTGTTGCAGTGCTACTGATTGCCGATTATATGTACAAACATGCATTTGTTGCTGATACTGAAATCAATTTCAGTGCATTATTGTTTAACCTGAGTCAGAAACTATGATTGGCGATGAATCTATATATGATGATTTAACCATCAAGGCATTAAAGCCTATGATGATTAAAAAGATGCAAATGTGTTCTAAGGGGTGTTGTTATGATGAAGTTGAAGTACATTTATCCATTGGACAAATTGAAGAGGTTGAACGATATATGATAGATGTGTATGATATTGATGAGGATTACACGCTCGTCAATAATAATTAAAGATATAATATATGATTCTTAAAATGATGGGACATGAAGTGGATACTTCACTTTTTAAAAAACGAAAAGGATTTCGATTTATTGTAATCGATGGCGAGCCTTATCAATTTAATTGGAGCAAAGTCATTGGCCTTATTTTGTATGATATAAATGAGAAAAAATATACAATTCCTTATGAAGTGTGGAATACATCAGAAGATTCTGATGAATATAAAAATTCTTCGAGAAACCATTATGGCGTTACAACGTGGCGTGGGAAACATAAAATAGAAGCATGTTTCGGTTTATGGGGGAAGGCGGAGGTAGCAGAAATGTTCAGAAAATATAAAAAACAGATAGACAAAGACAAACAATAGTGATATAATAGAAGCCTATGAGTGATACAAATACAGAACCAGATGTTAATGAACCAGATGTTAAGGGAAAATTTTTCGATACCCTTAAACGCAGCAATAAACAGATCAAATATGATCGTGCAGTTTCCATTGCAGAAGATGCGGAAATGGCGTACAAACGCAAGGTAGAAGACCTTGAGAAGGACATTAAACGAGTTCGGCGTGATCGAAACAACACACTCGACCTTTCTAGGACAGACGCCAACAGCTTGATTGTTGCAAGCGATTTTAGTCCTGATCAATTCGTTGCGAAAGATATCGAGCTTGGTCTAAAACTTCGTAATCTTGAGATTCAACTCGAAGTCGCACAAGCAAGTTACAAAAATCTTTTCGAATAAAATATTATGGGAAACACATCATACGATTTCACTGCGCGAGCAGCAAGCACAGCAGCATTTTGCTCAAAGTCTTTTGAAGATACTTTTGAGCAACAGAGACAGAGGATGATTCATGAATCTATGAATCCTAAAACGGTCAAGTTGCGCGAATGTCGAGATTCGCCAACGCATCCTAATACCGTGCCAATTATTTTGGGTATGGATGTAACAGGTTCCATGGGAAAAATCCCTCATAACCTTGTTCAGACCGGACTTCCCAAATTGATGAGTTCAATTATTACTGGAGGTGTTCCTGATGCAGCACTGCTTTTCCTTGCGGTTGGAGATCATAAATCCGACAGATTCCCTATTCAAGTAGGACAATTTGAATCAGGTGATGCAGAATTGGATATGTGGCTTACTCGGACATATATCGAAGGTAACGGTGGCGGCAATGGTGGCGAAAGTTATAGTCTTGTATGGGACTTTGCGAATCGTTTCGTAGTTACGGATGCATGGGAAAAACGTCAGAAAAAAGGATTCATCTTCACCTTTGGTGATGAAAATATCCATGATGTTATTCCGAATTCATTCTTGAATTCAACATATTCTGATACTAATGAGGAAGCATCCTTGACAACTAATCAGATTTTGGAGAAACTGACACAGAAATGGAACTTTGTTCATATTCATATTGATCATGGTTACAAATCTAGGGAAGTCATTCCAACACTGCGAGATATTCTAGGTGAACATCTCATTGTGACGGATGATTATACCACAATTCCAGATATTGTTGCAAAGTATGTGATTGATCATACAAGTGGCAATGTCGGAACAGTTTCGCCTATTCCGAGTATCGGAAAGGTTGAGCCTGTAAATCCAACAGATATTATCCTGTAAAACGAATTTTATTAAACAATTATAATATATTCGGTTTTACGTAAACACCTTGAATGATTGTCGTTGACTTTTGTTCAAGGTGTTTTACTGTACTAGCATGGCTAAACAAGCAATTATCGTGACGGACCTCTCTGCCGGGGATTCTGGAAAAGGAAGTGTAACAGACCATCTCACTAATCTTTACAATTCAAAATTAGTTGTTCGATACAACGGAGGATCGCAATGCGGGCATAATGTTCATGTTGATGATAAACATTTTTGTTTTAGACAACTATCGGCTGGTTCATTTGCTGGCGCGGATACCTTGTTACTCGATTCTGTAATCGTAAATCCGATTCTGCTTATACTAGAAATGGGAGAGTTTTTAGATAAATTTGGATATTTTCCAAAGGTGTATGTTCATAGGGATGCATTGGTAACAACCCCTTACCATATCTATGCAAATAGAATTGAAGAAAGGGTTAAACAGCATGGTTCTGTAGGTCTAGGACAGTGGAAAACTGTAGAATATTCACAGAAATATAGACCGCTCAGAATAGGTGATTTGATTGCATCTGAGTTCGAGTTAGATGAATACCTTTATGATATTATCGTTAATATCCGAAAGGATATTGGATTTGATAATTATATTCGCGATGAGAATTGGAATGGTTTATTTGTAACTGATTGTTCCGAAGACCGGATGTTAATTAAAACATATAAAAATATTGAAGCATTTATCACAATTGTTGATGATGAACAATGTAAAGAATTGATCAACAATTCAGAAACCGTTATTTTTGAGGGTGCTCAAGGTGCATTACTTGATAAAGATCGTGGATTTCTGCCCCACGTCTCTGCAACAGATACTACTACCACCCTTGCAGAAGAATTCCTGAAAAGAATCAATTACGATGGGAACATTGTTCGTTTGGGTCTTACCCGCTCATACATGACTCGACACGGAAATGGACCACTTCCGAGTGAAGTAGAAGGCATTCAGTTGGTTGGAGAAGACAACCAATTCAATGAGTGGCAGAAGAATTTTAGAGTCGGGAAATTGGATTATGATCTTCTTCGACACGCATTGAAATATACCAATGTGGATTATCTGTTTGTTTCTTGTTTAGATAATGATCCATTCAAAGAACATGATCATTATCTAAACACGGCATTTAACATATCTAGAGAATTAGGAATTCCTCTATTTGGGTTTTCTTTTGGAAAAGATCGAAAAAATAAAATTATTTTGAAAGAAGCGTGGTTTTGGTAAGTATATCTCAGTACTATGAAAACTATTTTGTTATCCTTACTGTTATGTGTAATTCCTATATTAGGAAGCGGATTTAACGATCTTGACAAAGAATTACAGTCATTTTATTCTAAGAATTCCATCAAAGGAGTTGCAACTAAAATAGATGATAATACATGGATACGTAGAACATATTTAAATGTTGCAGGAAGAATTCCAACACTAAAGGAAATAAACGAATTCACTCAAGATAAATCACCTACAAAGAAAGAAAAGGTTATCGATAAAGTTCTCAATTCTGAGGATTATGTTAATAACCTTTATAATTTTTGGGCAGATATTCTAAGAATACGTCCAGAGAGATTATCTGATGATGTCGGTCTTTTAAAATCATATCCATATATGGACTATGTGAGAAATTCTATACGAACAGATAAACCATATAATAAATTTGTATATGATCTATTAACTGCAACTGGTAGATACTCTGACAATGGGGCGACTGGTTATATTCTACGTGATAACGGTACACCCCTCGATAATTTGGCTACAACTCTTCAAATTTTCACTGCTACAGACCTTTCCTGCGCACAGTGTCATGACGATCCTTTCCAAGATTATACACAAAGACAATTCTTTGAAATGGCAGCATTTTTTACAACTGTTGACAATAGAGAATCTCGAAAAGAGTACGGTGATATTCTGAAAAGAGTTGATCAAGAAATCAAAGAAATCACAAAGAAGGACCGAATAGATAATGGTGTTAGACAACTACTAGCATCAAATTTATTTAATTTGAAGAATAATGACGGGAAGATGATAAAACTTCCACATGATTACAAATACAAAGATGGGAAGCCTTTTGAAGAAGTTGTTCCGGTATCGTTAGACGGGAAGATTAAAAACACTACTAAGGATAAAAGAGACACTATATCTGAATGGATAACTACACACGATAATTTCTCATATGCAATAGCTAATAGAATGTGGAAACATATAGTAGGTGCTCCACTTATAAATCCTGAAATAAATTTTATTATAAACGATCATAAAGAGGGTCAAGTAGTAAAATATCTAGGTGATTATTTAGAGTCCCATAATTACAGTGTGCGTGAGTTAATTCGCCATATAATCTCTTCGGATTTTTATAATAGAGTGGCATACAACGATAATATGGTCAACTACAATCACCAGTCTGTTTTGGTTCAGAGATTATCTGCATATCAATTATGGGATAGTATATTAACATTTATACTGCCAGATACAAATTATTCCCGTGTCGTTTTTCAAAAATATGCTGATCTTATTGAAATAGATTGGGTGAATGTCAATGGTAAGCTTCTTCT